TAGATAATGCCTTCTGTATATTTCCTTTAACAACCTTCACTGCAACAATTGCTTTCTTTTTACTCATAATTTATTTTTTAATTCTTCTAATTTTTGTTCTAATTCTACTACACGTCTAGTTAATCGTTCAAGAGCTGAACCATATTCTACTTTTCTATTTTCATATTTTAGTTCTTCTATTATAGCTCTTAGTCTTTCTTCTCTACTCATCTGTATATGTCTTTTTTAATTTTAAATATGCTACTTTAGTCATTGGTATTCTAGCTCTACATTGTGCTGATAGTTTCCAATATAAATTTTTATTTTTATATTTTAATTCTTTTATCCAACTATTCATATCTTCAGTTGTAATATATTTCCACATTTTAATTTAATTTTATAAGTTATACTGTATATATATTTATATATATTTTAATATATTGGTTAATTTTAATCTTAAGTTTTCAACCTCGGCTAATAATACTAAGTCAGTGCTGCTAGTGCTGTCAGTACGAGGTTGTTATTTTTATTTTAAATTTGTCAGTTATTAGTTGTTTAGTGCTGCAGTGCGCGTCTGGTAGTTAAAATTAAAAAAAGAAAATTTACCTGAACCAATTAACTTATTCAGTTAAAAGTTTGGGATATTATACTCATAGTTCCAATAGTAGAGTGTTCGTAATGTAGTTTATGTAATGTTCATTTGTTTATCTCTTACTAATACATATAAGCCAGAAACCTCAAACGTTAAAAGTTATGGTAATTTAGAATCATTATAAATACTATTTAGAATCATTCTAAATAAGAGAGTTTAAGACAAGAAAAGAGGGCCGAAACCCTCTTACTTATGTGGTAAGTGCAATGTGAAGTTAAGAGTATAAACAAATGACATCTTACCACTATATATAATTATATATAAAATCCCAAAGTGGTATCTATCCATACCATTTCCTTATACAAAATATAATCTATTATATGGCAACACAAACTATACAATATAATATTGACCTTAATACTGGTAATAGCCTTAAAACATTGGGAGATGTTGAAAAGGAATTAGCTAAAATTAATGATGAACTAAAAGAAGTAGAAGTTGGTTCTGATAGATTTGATGAATTATCTAACAAGGCTCAAGTTTTAAACAAAGATTTTGAGAAGATAAATAATTCTATTCAAGGAATAACAGGTGAAGATAAGATACAGGCGTTAGACGGTTCCCTAAAGGTATTAGGAGGTTCAGTTCAAGGTGTAGTTGGTGGATTAGGATTACTTGGTATAGAATCAGAACAATTTGGTAAGTTTGAAGAGAAAGCAGCATCAGCAATTGCATTAGGTATTGGTATAAAAGATGTAGGTGAAGGTATAGGACAATTATCTAAAGTTACAGGAAAACTACCAAATGTAATGAAGAAAGCCGCAGCTGCACAAAAGGCATTCAATTTAGTAGTTAGAGCAAACCCAATAGGAGCAATAGTAACAGCAATTAGTTTAGCAGTTGCAGGTTTCTTGTTATTTAGTAAAAAGGGAAAAGAGTTAATAAAATCAATAGAACCTCTTAATAGGATATTACAAAAGACTGTAGGGTTCTTTAAGATGTTAGGTAGAGCTCTTGGATTAGTTGCAACAGAAGAAGAAGAACTTGCAGAGAAAACAAGGATAGCAACTGATAGTAGAGTTAAAGATTTAGATAGAGAAATTGCATTAAGAAAAGCAAAAGGTGAAGAAACTGTTGAGTTAGAAAGAGAAAAATTACAAAAGTTAATCCAACTTACAGAAGAAGGAACAGAAGAACAAAAGAATGCTCTAAATAATTTAGCAGTATTTGAAGCAGGATTGTTAAAGAAGAAACAAGATGATATAAATGCTGCAAATAAATTAGCAGAAGATGAAAGAAAAAAAGTTCAAGCCAAGAAAGATGCAGACCAAAAAGTAATTGATGATGCAGAAACGGCAAGATTAAAGAAAATTGATGATGATAAAAAGAAAAGAAATCAAGATGCCAAAGCTCTTGCAGAAGAAGAAAAGTTAGAAGCAGAACTATTAGGTTTAACAGAGTTTGAAGCAGAGAGAGAAAAAGCTAAAAGAGATTATGAAGATAAACTTGCAAGATTAGAAGAGTTTAATATATCAAAAGAAGATTTAGATAAAAACTATGCAGCAACGAAAGCAAAAATATTAAAAGATGAAGTTGCAGCAGAAGAAGATGCTGCTAAAGCTAAAGAAAAAATTGCAGAAGATGAGGCTGAGTTTAAACATCAGGCTCTTATGGGAACAATAGATAATTTCCAAGGAGTATTAACTGCAATGTTCGGTGAATCAAAAGCATTAGCATCGGCAAACGTTCTTATAGATGCAGCACAAGCAGGTGTAGGTATTATTAAAACTGCAAACAGAGGTCCTGGAAATCAAATAACTGCTCCTTTATATATTGCATCACAATTTGCATTACTTGGTGCAACAACTATTGCATCGTTAAAACAAATTAACTCTACAACACCAGGTAGTAGAGGTGGTTCATTTACACCCGTATCACCAGGTGGAGCAGGTTTTTCATCACAAGCTCCAACATCAGCAACAGCATCATCACAAACACAACAACAACTTGATATTACAGAAGCATCAAGTAGAGGACAACAACCTATTCGTAGTTATGTTTTAGTTGGAGATGTCAATAACGCACAAGAAGCAGCTGCTAGAATTAATCAAAGAAGAGTAGTAGGTAGAAATTAAATCACTTTTTGCTTGTATATATCAAATATTTTTCGTATCTTTACTATAAGTTAGAATAAAAATCAATACAAACACAAGTTCGTTTGTTAAACTTAAAAGAAAGCTTATGTATTACATTTACCACATACCCAACGTTAAGATTGGAGTATCTAAGCATCCAAAAAGAAGAGTAAGAGAGCAAGGTTATTCAGAATATGAAATACTTGAAACTCATACAGATATAGATTTAGTATCCAAAAGAGAAACAGAATTACAAAAAAAATATAATTTAATAGAAAAGTTTGTAGCTGTTGATTATAAACATCAAGTAAATAATTTTCAATCAAAATCTCCATTAGCTAAAAAAGGTAGAATTTGGAAAGATGAATGGAGAAAAAAATTATCTGAATCTTGTATGGGTAGAGAAATATCAGAAGAGCAGAGAAAAAAACTTTCTAAATCTGTAAGAAAAAGATACGAATCTAAAGAATTAAGATTAAAATGTGGTAGTCCTGCTGAATTAAATCCTCGTGCTCACTTTACAAATGAACAAGTAAAATGGATAAGAAAAGTTTATTGGAGTTGTAAAAACAAATATATAAAATCACCGAAAGGTAAATACAGAGCTAATGAACTTGCAGATATGTTTAATATAAAACCTTTTGTAATTAGAAGAGTAGCATTAAGAAAAACTTATTCTTCAGTAGTATAAATTAATTTAACCAGTCTTTATATATCTATATAATATACTAGATGGATATAGAAAATTACAAAGCTCCTACAATCATTGCATTAGAAATAGATGAGTTTGATGAAGATTCAGGCGTAGATGGTATTGCCCTCGTGGAACAACCTGCACATGAATCTGATTGGATTTACTTTTCTTCACAAAAACAATTATTTGAATCTTATAGTGATTATCCTGATTCAGTTAGTAACAATGCTAAGAAAGGTATTGAACTTAACGAGAAACAAGGAAACAAATGTGCAACACAGGTTGGCAAGGTAAGAGGTCAGCAATTAGCTAAGAAAGAAAAGATTTCAGTAGAAACGATTAAACGCATGTATTCTTATTTATCAAGAGCACAAACATACTATGATGAAGGAGATACTACATCTTGTGGATATATCTCGTATATGTTATGGGGTGGTTTAAGTGCTAAAAGATGGAGTGAATCTAAATTAAAAGAATTAGGTTTATTTGAAGGAGAGATAGATGTATCAAGTATAGGAGATTATATACCATCAGGTAGTGATATAATTCCAAAAGATGTATTTGATGATGAAGAAAATATAGATGTATTAGGATATAATACACAATATTTCTTTATGTGTCCTACTGCAATTGAACATTTCAAACATTTAATTGATATGGAACCTGATGAAGAAACTGCAGGTATGATACGTTCTCTTGCACAGATTGCAGATAATATATTCAGAATAGAACACGATGTTAAACACGAAGGTGTTGCTGAATTAGAAGAATTAGGTGAAGCACAAACTCTTTTAGAAGATTTTAAAGATTTATCAAGAGAGATAGATGATTTACTTGCAATGAAACACGATATATCTTATATGGATGGACACATAGATGTTATAAGAGGTTATATTGATGATTTAGTGTTAGAGTACATTCTCCGAGAAATAATGGGAGAAAACAAATATATAGAAGAATTACCTCAAGATACTCAAGAAAAGATATTAGAACGCTTAGAGGAGATAGGAGAGAGAGAAGAGGACTACTTGAAGGCAGGTTGGGTGTTGATTGAAGATGAACAAAAGTTCGCAATATCTTCAAAACCCAACGAACCTTCCATAGAGGATTATGGTAAATTTAGAATTAGATACAAATATACAGGTCCAAAGGATTCTAAAAACAGAACTTTTTGTAGAAGAGTATTAGATAAAAATCTAATATTTAGAAAAGAAGATATTAACAGTATGTCAATTGGTGGTGATAACAAACAATTTGGTATATATGATATTTTTACATACAAGGGTTCTTATGGATGCAGACACTATTGGACAAGATTAGTGTATGAAAAGAATGATGGTAGGGAAAGAAAAACAGAACAAAGAAGTGTAGATGAATCTTCTTCTGTTAATGCTAAACCTACAATGAATAGGAATCCTAATTCAGAAACTTTAATAGATAAGAGTGCAACACAAGATGCATTCTCAAAAATACAATTCAATTCAGAAGAGAAACAACTTATAGCAGGGCCTTTAATGATACCTCGTAAGTTGATATATCGTTTTGATGAGAATAATGGTGAATTTTGGGTATATTTTACCGAAGAAACCATTGAAAAAATTGCTTACAAATACTTGATGAACAAAAATCAAGACCAGACTAATTTAGAACATAGTGATAGTGTAAAACTAGAAGATGTTGTATTGGTTGAATCTTGGTTGGTTCAAGACCCTGAAAAGGACAAATCATTTGCTTTAACCGGTGAAAAATATTCAAAAGGAACTTGGTTTGGAATAATGAAGGTAAAAAATTTAAGTGTATGGGAGGAATGGGTAAAGACAGGTAGAGTTCGTGCATATAGCGTGGAAGGGTATTTCTCTGACAAACTAATTAATATGAGCAAAACCAAGTTCTATTACCGAACTACTAAAGGTGGTAGTGAGATAGTAATTGACCACAAAACCTTGGTAGTATTTATTCTAAAAGATGGTGAGCGAAAAGCTATATTGCCTGATGGAAATTATGAACTTGAAAATGGAAAAACATTGAAAGTTATAGACTCCAAAGCAGTAGAGGGTTCGTTCAATATCAATTAATGTTAAAACCAAAAAAGGAGTTTATTATGAACAACGAAGAACTAAAAAAATTAGTTAAAAAACATTTCAATTTAGTTGAACCAACAGTAGAAGAAACTGTGGAAGAAACTAAAGTTGAATTGTCAGAAGTTGCTGCTGAACAATCTTTTGGGGAAATTTTAACGGCTGATGGAGAACTTACTCTTACTTATGAAGGAGAAGAACTCTCTGTGGGATTACCAATATTTGTTAAAACAGATGATGGTAATGTTGCAGCACCGGATGGAGAACACGCGTTGGAAGGAGGTGTGATTATCAAAACCGAAGGTGGAAGTATTGTTGAAGTTTCTGAAAAAGAAATTGAAGCGGCAGAGGAAGAAGAAGTTGTAGCTTCAGAAGAAAAAATGTCTGAAGAAACAAGTGAAACTGAATCAACAGAGTCTAGTGAAAAATTTGAAGAAGAAATCATTGAAGAAGTTGTACTAGAAGAAGAAGAAATCATTATTAAAGCAATTGCTGAATCAATTCTACCAATTATTGAAGAATTGAAAGAAGAAATTGAAGAGATGAAGAAGAAATTTTCTGCAACTGAAACAAAGGTTAAAGAATTTGCATTAGCACCTGCAGCGGAAAGAACCAAAGCAGAAATTAAAAATCGTAATCATTCTAAAATTGACAATTCTTATAATCCAATTAACGAAGATAAGAAAAGACAATTTGAAAGATTACTAAATAAACAAAACAAAAACAAAAAATAAGGAGATTTTAATTATGGCAACAGGATTTAACGTATCTGCATTAGCAGATTTTAACAATGAACTAGCTGGTGAATTCCTAGTAAAATCAGTAATCGCTGGTTCTACTGCGGAATATGTAACCGTAGTTGAGGGGATAAAATATAAAGAGCCCCTAAATTTACAAGAACTGGATTTACAAATTCAGGATGGATTTGGATGTGTAACAACACCTTCAGGTTCAGTAACATACACTCAAAGAGATATTGAAGTATGTCAAAGAAGTTCATTTGATGGACTATGTTTAAGAGACTTGGATAAGAAATATATTGGTCTATTAGGACCTGCAGGTTCTTACCCTGAAACTTATGCATTCGCATCAGAATATGCTTCTCAATTAGTAGCAAATTTTCAAAAGAAAAACGATGAGTTTATTTGGACTGCAACTACTGGTGGTGGAGACTGTGTAAATGGTCTTAACACTTTATTAGCTTCAGGTTCAGGTGCAACTTTTGTATCTCAATCAGCTCCAACATCTGATAATTTATTAGATATTATTGATGAGCAATTAGAAAACTTATCAGTAGATGTACAAGATAGAGATGACTTAACAGTATTTATGTCAATCGCTAACTTTAGAAAATACATCGTTGGATTAAGAAAAGCAAACAACTATTTCTATGACCCGAATACAGTAGAGAATAGAGGTTCATTACTTTCAGCAATGCACCCATTTGCAAACTTAAGAGTTGTAGGAACAGTAGGATTAGCAGGTTCTGATAGAATCGTAACTGGTCCAGCTAGACAAATTGCAATAGGAACTGATTTAGTATCAGATTTGGATAACTTCCAGCTTTGGTACGATATTAATGGCGACCAATTGAAACATAGAATTGTAACTAAACTAGGAGTTCAAGTAGCTTATCCATCATTTTGGGTAACGAACAACCTATAATCATTAACTAAAGGAGGAATAAATTATGGCATGTGATATTACAAGTGGATTTGCACTAGGGTGTAGAGATAATTCAGGTGGAATCAAAGCGATTTACATCCTCTCTGGCTCCATTTCATCAATTACAGATACTTCTAACGAAATATCTGATATTACTGGAACTGGAATCTTTTATCAGTTTGATTTACAAAGGGGAACTTCTGATTTTACAGAAACAATCAATGGTTCAACTGAAAACCAAACAGTCTTTTACGAGGCTACGGTAAATGCCGCGTTCGCGAAATTACAAACTTCAACTAGAAACCAAGTAAAAATACTTGCTCAGAACCCAGACTTAAAAATCGTTGTTGAAACGAATAATGATTCTGATTCAGAGAAGTTTATTTATGTAGGTAGAAAAAATGGAGCTGTACTTAACGCCGGACAAGGTCAGTCAGGAACTGCTTTAGGTGATGCTAACGGATATACCTTAACATTCACTGCACAAGAACCACAACCAGCAGATTTTATCTCTGGTTCAAGCTTGAGTGGTGCATTAACAGGAATAACTGTTTCACAATAAAAGTGATTAAAGATATTGTGGGGGGATGTATTCCCTCCACTCTTATCTTTTTTATATAATATAATAGAGTAGAATATGCAAACAGTAAAAGAAAACCAAGTAAACGAATTAGTATGGCCTTATGAGGTTGTTGCATGGGTTAACCCACCAACAGGTTCAAAGTCAAACTATATTCTTGCATACGAAACTTTAGCAAATGATAGTGGTTCTTCGGAAGTAAGTTCATTTGCAACCGCAAGTTTAGAGATGAATAACAATAGATGGAGGGTAACTCCAATAAATCTTGTTACAGGCTCTACTACAAATCTTGGTCAAATGTATGTTAAAGCGGGGACAACATACGAAATACAATTTAGATATGGTATTAGACCTTTCTATACATGGAAAGAAGCTACACCACTATGGACAGACACTGAAGGAACTTGGAGTAATCCATTTTTATCAACATCAAACAATTCAATTCCACAAGGAAGTGATAGAATGTTTGTATCAGGTGCTGTATCGCCAAAGGAAACACTTTATATAACATCTAATGACGATGCAAAATTTACAATATATCAAGGGTAATATGAAAAAATTAAATAAACATAAACTAACTATTATACCAAAATACGGAGATTATTATTATCCTACTACAAAAGTATTTGAAGATGATAAAGGAGATGTAGTATATTATGGGGAAGCAAATGAGTTTCCACAGTATATAATTGAATTATACAACAAATCTTCTATAAATGGAACTGCAATATCATCAAAGAGAGATGCTGTTGTAGGTCAAGGACTAACAACAGAAGATGAGAGTATTTTAGAATATGCAAACAAAGAAGGTGAAAGTTGGAATGATATATTCAAAAAAGTAGCTTTAGATAAAGTAATGTTTGGTGGATTTGCATTAGAGGTAATATGGTCTAACGATAGAACAAAAATTGCAGAAGTATATCATATAGATTTTTCTTATGTAAGAGCACATAAGATGAATGAAAGAGGAATTATTCCAGGATATTACGTTTCATCTGCATTTCAAAATAAAGGGAGATTAAGAATACCAAAAGAAGATTTAACTTATATACACAGATTTAATAAGTTAGATAGAACATCTCCATCACAAATTATTTATGCTGGAAACTATGAACCAGGTATGAGGTACTATCCTTTACCAGATTATAATCAGGTCTTAATATAATAGCACTTGATGCAGAAATAGATAATTTCCACAAAAACAATATTAAAAATGGATTAGCTCCATCCCTTTCAATTACAACATTTACAAATGCTGATAATGAAGAACGAGGAGTAATAGAACAACAATTAAGAGAAGCATATGCAGGAAGTGATAATGCTGGTTCTCTTATTTATATGGATGTTGCAAACAAAGAAGAAGCACCTGTCATCACACCAATACCACAAAATGGAGCTGATGGGTATTATACTACTGTTAATGATATGGTCACTCAAAAGATACTTACATCTCACAGGATTACATCTCCTATGATTTTAGGAATTAAAACAGAAGGTCAGTTAGGTGGTAGAACAGAGATGTTAGAAGCGTTTGCACATTTCCAAAAAACAGTAATAGAACCAATACAATCTGACATATTGTCAGTATTTACAGATATATTTAAAGTAAATGGATTAGATGTAACACTAGGTGTAGAAACTACAAGAATATTTGAAGATGGTGATGAAACAGAAGTAATAACATCAATAGATGAAGAAAGTGGTTCAGATGAGATACTAGAAGATGGTATAGAAGAAAATATAGTGAATATACAAGAGAAACCTAAAAACGAAGGAATAATATAATGCAAAATACACTACTAATATCAGAAGCTAAAGTAAAAGCATTTACAGATATAAACAATAATCTAGACCCTTCTTTAATTAAATCAACAATTAGAGAGGCACAGATTATACACATTACAAGATTGTTAGGAACAAAATTGTATGATAAGATAATAGATGATGTTGATGCAGGAACTTTGACAGGAAATTATAAATCTCTTGTAGATGATTATATACAAGATGCATTACTTTACTGGTCATACTATGAATCATTAGAATCAATTTATTTAAGACCAAGGAATAATGGTTTATTACAACCACAAGGAGGTGATAATGCACTATCTGTTGATATGATAGTATATGATAAAAAAAGAAGGTCAGTAAAGAACAAGGCTGAATATTTTAGTGAAAGATTGGTAGATTATTTATGTTTTAATAATAGTTTGTTTCCAGAATATGGAACAGAACAGAATGCAGACATTTTTCCAGATGCAGGAACACAATTTAAATCTCCAATAGTATTTAGAAATGGAATTAGAGATAATATAGAACAATTGGGAATAAAAGTAACAAACTCAAGATACAGTTATTTACCACAATAAAAAATGAGATAATATACAATGGCAAATTATAATTTAACAAATCAACCAATATCGGCTTCTTTTCAACAACTACTACAAAAGAATGATAATGATTTTTTAGTAGATGGGACTGGTTCTTTAGTTGAAACTCTAAAAATAACAGGTTCAGTATCATCTTCTACATACTATGGAGATGGTAGTAATCTTACAGGTGTTTCTACTGATACAGGCTCATTCGTAACAACATCTTCGTTTGATAATGGAACAAGAATACAAACATTCACTAAAGGTGATGGTAGTACATATACTAATAGTATACCAGATGCAACTGTATCCACAGGTTCTTTGCTTGTAACAGCTTCAGTAGTAGATGCAACTATAACATATACTAAAGGAGATGGAACTACATTTACTAATACAATAAACAATGTAGTAAATGCAACATCATCATCACAC